AATGTAACAGATGCAAAGATAGCAACTATGTCATCTAGTAAACTAACAGGTGCTCTTCCTGCATTAGATGGTTCAGCTTTAACAGGATTAAGTGGTTCAGTAGCCAATGGTACTATGTATGAGAATGCAACAACTATCTCTGCAGATTATACTTTGACATCAGGTAAGAATGCCTTTAGTGTAGGTCCAATAACAATCAATTCAGGAAGTACAGTTACAGTGCCTTCTGGTCAAAAATGGGTGGTACTATAAATGAGTATATTATTTAATGCAGATACAAGTGATGGTTTAAAAATAACATCAGATAATTCTGGTGAAATACTATTTCAATCAGCAGGAGTTACAAAAGGTGGAGTTAATACTACAGGTCTTACTGGAGATGGGTCTCAACTAACGGGTATACCAGCAACAACAAATGCAAGTCTTTTAGTTTCAGGTACTCTACCTGATGCTAGATTTCCAGCGACTCTTCCTGCGGTTAGTGGTGCTAATTTAACTGGAATAGGTGGTGGAACTCCAACATTACTTACTACTTTAAATACAACATCAGGAACAGAATTAACAACTGATACTTTAAATTTAACTACATACAAAACAATATATGTAAAAATTACAAATATAGGGCAAGGAACAAATCTTGGTAGTAATTTGCAATGGAAAAACAATGGTGGTACTTATCAAGACCTACTTCCAGCAGCATCAGATACAGCAGAATCTGGACATGCATATATTATCTGTAGACCAGCAGAGTTAATACCAAATTATTATTCTTGGACAGACCCATGGGGAACAAGGGGTAGAGATTGGAATATTGCTGTTTCTGGTAGTCCTGGCTATAAATATACTACTGCAATGATGATTTTACCCTCAACTACAACTATATCTTTTAAATGGGCAAGTGGACAAACCTTTAATTTAGGTCAAATATTAATTTACGGTCAAACATAGGGGCAATAAAATGGCAGCAGAACAAAACACAATAGTAACCCATCATTCAGATGGAACAACAACTACAGAAGTTGTAGATTGGACAGCAGAAGAATTAGCAGCTCATGCAGAAGCAGAAGCTAATGCTTGGAAAGGTAAAAGAATAGCAGCTTATCCGTCTATAGGCGACCAACTAGATATGCAATATTGGGATAGTGTTAATAACACTACAACATGGGTAGATATAATAGCATCAGTTAAAGCAGATCATCCAAAGGGAGTTTAAACAATGAGGAGTAATACATAATGAGTACAATAATTAATGGAACCACGGGTGTAAGTCTAATCCAGGATGCTACTGTTACAACAGCTAAAATAGTAGATGCTAATGTCACTGATGCAAAAATAGCTACACTAGCAGCATCTAAATTAACTGGTGCCTTACCAGCGATTAGTGGTTCTTCTTTAACAGGTGTTGCTTCACTAGATGGCTATTCTCCTTTTGTTAATGCAACTGAAAAAGTTACAGTAGCTGCAACCGCAGCAACAGGAACAATTAATTATGATACTAATACACAATCTATAGTTTATTATACAACAGCAGCGTCAGGGGATTGGACAGTTAATTTTAGAGCATCAAGTGGTGCTACATTAAACTCAGTATTATCTACAGGAGAGACTCTTACATTAGTTCATCTAGTAACTTTGACAGGTTCTGAATTTAGAAACACCGTAGTACAAGTTGATGGTTCTGCAATTACACCAGAGTGGCAAGGGGGTACAGCTCCAACAGAAGGTAATATTAATAGTATTGATTCATATACATATACAATAATTAAAACAGGGGATGCTGCCTTTACAATACTTGCTGCATTAACACAGTTTGCCTAGACTATCATATAGAGCAGTTAATTCAGCTAGAGGATATGGTCTGACTGCAGGTGTAGCAGCCTATGTTCCTGTAAACTATGCTTTTCAATATCTTGTAGTTGCTGGAGGTGGTGGCGGTGCTCAAAATGGCGGTGGCGGAGCAGGTGGTTATTTAACTGCGACAACAGGCACTATGACTCTTGGTACTACTATGACTGTTACAGTTGGCGCAGGAGGAGCCGGTAGTACTATTGGTAATAATTCTGTATTATCTGGTTCAGGTTTAACTACTGTAACTACAATTGGTGGTGGTAAAGGTAATGGTGGTTCAGGTGGCTCTGGCGGCGGAGGAAGATATGGAGGTTCTGGTGGCGGCAGTGCTACAGCAGGGCAAGGAAATGTAGGTGGTAATGGCGGTCCAGCTTCTGATAGATATCCAGGTGGCGGTGGCGGTGGAGCAGGTGCAGCGGGACAAACACCAGCAGGGAGCAGCTCAGCAGGGGGTAATGGAGGCGTAGGTTTATCATCAAGTATTACAGGTTCATCTATATATAGAGCAGGTGGTGGTGGTGGTGGTGCTGGTACAACTCAAGGTTTAGGCGGTAATGGTGGTGGTGGTAATGCTTCAAATGCTGGAGGTACAGCTAGTCCAGGAACTGCTAACACAGGTGGTGGTGGTGGTGCTATACAAGGTGGATCGTCCTATGGTGCAGGTGGTTCTGGCGTAGTTATTGCTAGAGTTCCTACATTAGATTGGACAGGTACACAAAGCAATGCAACAGTAACCACATCAGGCGATTTTACAATATTAACATTTAATTCATCAGGGAGCTTTGTTGTTTAATGAGTAATTTTGCTAAAATAAATAATGGAATTGTAGAAAAAGTAATTGTTGCAAAACAAGACTTTATAGATATACAAGAAGGTAATTGGGTACAAACATCTTATAATACTCATGGAAATGTACATCCATTAGATATGCCATTAAGAGGAAACTATGCTGGAGTTGGATATACTTATGATGAAACTAATGATATGTTTTATAGACCTCAACCTTATCCATCATGGACTTTAAATAATACATCATGGTTATGGGAAGCACCTGTGCCTTATCCTGATAACAATAATCATTATGATTGGAATGAAGAATCTTTAACTTGGGAAACCAAATGAATATGAATACAGAAGACCATAAAAAAGCTATTAAAGAGGGACTACAGGAATGGCTTGATGACAAGTTTATTGAGTTTGGAAAGTTATCTCTTAAAGGAATATTAGCAGTATTCTTAGTAGGACTAGTATACTTATGGTCAGTATCTCAAGGTTGGAAAATATGAGACCTATTATTTATATAGTAGCATTATTAGCAGCTCTACCAATAACACCTATTATTTTAAGTTTAATCTATGGATGGTCTAATACATGATAAGTTTACTATCGCATTTAATACCAATAGGACTTGGCTTCTTTGCTAAGTTAACTGCAATTAAATCTAAGCAATCACATGACGAACACAAGCTCATGCTACAAGGAATGAGTGCTAAAAGAAAGTTTATTGACAGTGCAAGAGATCAATCTAATAAAGAGTCATCCATGGCTGCTTGGAATAGAAGGTTTCTTATTGTAGTTATACTAGCTTTAGTAGCTATGTATCCTCTTGCAGGTGTTCTTGGCATTGAAACAGTAATTCCTGTAACAACAGCAGGATTTAATTTGTTTGGTTTATTTGAAATAGGTGGGGGTACAACCCTTGAAACAGTAAAAGGACTTTACAAGTTTGACGAGATATTCCAATGGGCTACTATTATTATAGAGTTCTACTTTGGTGGTCAACTAGCTAAGTCTAACTAGGAGAGTAAGAATGCCTTTTATGACAAATGGTAAGAGAGATTACAAAAAAGAACTAGCTTGGGAAAAGAAGAATAAGAAGAAGAGAGTTAAACAAAGAGCATCACGTAATGCAGCAAGAGCTAAGTTAGGACTTAAGAAGGGGGATGGTAATCATGCTTCTCATAAGAATGATAATGCAATGGATAATAGAAGAAGTAATTTAAGAGTACGTACTGCTAGTGCTAACTTAAAGAAAGAATCAAATAAGAAAAAAAGGAGAACTACATGAAATTACCACATATGATGTATAGTAAAGCAGGAAAAGGAGTAATGGTAACTACTAAGAAAAGACATCTTGAGTTAAAAGCAAAAGGGTATAGTCATACTAAAAGTAAAAGCAAAGCTAAAGTTAAAAAGGTAGCTAAAAAAAGTATGAGCCTGGGTTATTAATGAGTATAGATTATAGAGGTGAAACATTTGCAGGTTATAATAAACCTAAAAGATCTACTAAAGGTAAAAAGTCTCATGTAGTTCTTATTAAAGATGGTGGCAAAGATAGAATGATTAGATTTGGAGAGGCAGGAGCTTCTACTGCAGGTGCTCCTAAATCAGGAGAATCAGATAAAATGAAAGCTAAACGTAAATCATTTAAAGCAAGACATCGTAAAAATATAGCAAAAGGAAAGACAAGTGCTGCTTATTGGGCAGATAAAGTTAAATGGTAACTAAGGATAAACAATGACATATCTTGAAATAGTAAACAAAGTATTAGTTAGACTCAGAGAAGAGCAAGTCTCTTCTATTGCTGAAAATGAATACTCTTCATTAATCTCTGATCTTACTAATGTAACTAAAAATGAGATAGAGAATGCTTGGAATTGGAAAGCGTTAAGGAATACATTTACTATAACAACAGTAGAGGACATCTTTAATTGGAAACTAGAAGATTCTGGTACTCGTTTTAGAGTTCTTGATGCTTATAATGCTACAACAAAATCATGGATTAACTTAAGACCTACCGAGTGGATGGATGAAGCTTTTGCTTTTACTGATACACTAACAAAAGGTGCACCACAGAACTATGCTTTTAATGGAGTAGACTCTAATGGAGATACTCAAGTAGATTTATTTCCTGTACCTGATAAAGAATATATCATTAGAATTAATGCTGTAATACCTCAAGTAGACTTAGTATTACCAGCTGACGTACCTTTAATACCAGCACAGTTAATTATAGAAGGGACAATTGCTAG